GTGATAGAACTGATTAAACAGTATAAAGAGACACGAAAAGAATTAATTAACCTCCTAGATAACCTGAAGTTTAAAAAAAATCCTTCTGAAACTGATTTACATGATAAAAAACGAATCAGTGAGATGATCAGCAACCTAGATTATTCGATTGAATGGATGTCTACTGGTAAGAAACCTGGAAACAAACGTGGCATTGAACGTAGGGCTGCATATCAAAAAGAAAGACCGTTTGATCCAATTACAATGCAGAAGTATTTCAAAGCAAAAGATCCTATGTACGAATGGGAAGTTGAAGAAAAACATCATACATTATCAACATGGGACAAGCAGTGTTTAAGTGAAGCACTTGATTGTTTAACAGATAAAGAATTAGAAACATACATGATGAGCCGTGGTCATTGCTTGCCATTTGAAAAAATAGCTGAATATTTAGACATTAGTGTAGGTACAGTTAAAAAAAGAATTGCACGAGCTGAAAATAAAATTAGTAGAAGGAAAGAAGAAAGCCTCTTCTGTTTAATCAGTTGAGGCTTTTGTTTTATTGTGACAGTAATTTATGTGCGAAATTGTAATAATCTTGATTACAATCTTCACTTGCTAAGACTATTTTAAAATTATCGCTAAATAAAATTTCTAAACATTGTTTGTGATATTCCCATTCATGTTGTTCATAATCATTTAATGTAAATTTTTTTGAAACAATATCATTGATATTCCTGATTTCTATACCTATAATGTCAGTATTTGGATTAGCTTCTGAAGATTTGACATTAATTATCATATATTTATCTTTTGAAAATAAATGATAATTATATGCACGTTCATTTTCTTTATTTATACTCGATAGTCCACTAGCAGTAGTAGCAATACAAGATTCCTCGTCAATGTTTAATTTAACTAGCTCAATTATGGATCTAAATGTATAAAATCTGTTTAGTTCTTCAAAAAAATGTTTGTACGTTAAATTACCTCTTTCCAATACTCTTAATCTCATGAATAATCTCACCTCCTTGTTTAGATTATTTCTATTAAAGTTATAAAATCTCCTTTAATCTGCCAACCAAACGCCACCTATATATGAATGCAATTTTACCTGCATTCTCCCCTATGTGTATGCTCAACTTAATTGTTGGGCTCTTTTTTATTCTTTGTAAACTAGATCCGTCTTTGATGATTCCCCAATCCTCCATTATTTTTGGTGGGTCTAGTTTAGAGTGAATAAATTAAGGAACTATTTATTTGGAGGTGGGTGAATTTGAGTGAATTGGGATGTTATTAGAAACGAATATAAAACTACTGATATTACACTAGCTGCTCTAGCTGAAAAACATCATGTAAAACTCGGTACTTTGAAAAGTCGTAAAAGCCGAGAGTCATGGACAAGAGGTTCTCCGAAAGATGCAACTAAACCTAAAAAGGTTGCAACCCCAAAGAAAAAGGATGCAACCATAAAACAGGTAGTCTTATCCGAAGAGTTGACGGATAAGCAAAAGTTGTTTTGTCTTTACTATCTCAAGTATTTCAATGCTACGAAGGCTTATCAGAAGGCTTATGAATGTACCTATGAAATCGCCAATAAGAATGCTTATACACTTATGGTTAATCATGGTATAAAAGACGAAATTAATCGACTTAAAAACGAACGATTAAATGGTGTATTATTGGACGCCCAATCAATCTTACAAAAATACATCGATATAGCCTTTGCTGATATAACTGATTTTGTAGAGTTTGGAAAGAAAGAGATATCAACTGGCGATTTTGACGAGTCAGGCAACCCAATTACTTATACCACTAGTTATGTTGATTTCAAAGAATCCTCAGAGATTGATGGGACGCTTATTACTGAAGTTAAAAAAGGTAAAGATGGTGTATCAGTAAAGCTTGCTGACAAAATGAGGGCTTTAGAATTCCTTACAAAATACACTGACTTATTGTCTCAAAATGACTTGAAGAAGCTGCAACAAGAAAAGTTGAAGGCTGAAATTGCTAAGACTAAACAAGAAACTAAGCTATTAGATCCAGAAGACAATGGTTCTAACGATGATGTTATCGATAATTTCAATGAAGCTACAAAACCTAGTGCTGAAGCAATGAAAGATGTATTTGGTGATGAAAATGAGGATTAAAAAAAGACGGGAAAAAGCGTTTAAATTTAAATCCTTTTCAAAAAAACAATTAAAGCTTCTTTGGTTTTGGAGAGATGGATCTCCTTATAAAGATATGGACATGGTTATCGCGGATGGAGCAATCCGTTCAGGGAAAACGATATCTATGATATGTAGCTTTCTACAGTGGTCGCAATCAACATACAAAGGCGAATCCTTCATTGTTGCGGGTAAAAGTATAGGCTCATTAAAGCGTAATGTTATCAAGCCGATGATGCAGATACTACAATCCTGGGGGTGGAATTATCAATACAACCGTTCAGAAAATTATATTGTTATTGGTTCTAACACTTACTACCTTTTCGGAGCAAATACGGAAGCGTCCCAAGATACACTTCAAGGGTTAACCGCAGCTGGAGCATTCGGTGATGAGATAGCACTGTTTCCTAAATCGTTCACTGATCAAATGATTGGTCGTTGTTCAGTTGACGGTGCGAAAGTGTTTATGAACTGTAACCCGAAAGGACCACATCATTACTTTAAAACCGAATTTATAGACAAGGCAAAAGAAAAGAAAATCCTCTATCTACAATTTACGATGGACGACAACTTATCATTAGCTGAATCAGTTAAAGAACGATTTAGACGAATGTTTAGTGGAGTGTTCTTCCAGCGTTACATTTTAGGTTTATGGGTTAATGCAGAAGGCCTTATTTATGATATGTTTCTTGATAAAAAGCATGTGGTCAAAACAATCGATAGAGAATACGAACAGTATTATGTTAGTTGCGACTATGGTACTCAGAATCCATTTGCATTAGGCTTGTGGGGGCTTTATAAGGGAGTATGGTATAAAACCAAGGAATACCATTATGATGGCCGAAAGAAAGCCATACAAAAGACAGATAATGAGTATTTAGAAGCTTTAAACGATTTTGTAACAGTAGTGGACGAAGATAACGTGGTTAAAATGCTAGCGAATACAATTATTATTGATCCCTCAGCTTCTTCCTTCATTGCTCTATTAAAGAAGAATGTGTGGAGAGTTAAAAAAGCTAATAATGACGTACTAGAAGGCATTCGAAATGTAGCAAGTTGTTTAAATGAAGAACTAATTAAATACAACGATTGCTGCAAGGAAACGTTCAAAGAGTTTTCGTCATATATTTGGGACGAGAAAGCACTCGAACGCGGTGAAGACAAACCTAAGAAAGAACATGACCACCAGATGGATAGTGATCGTTACTTTGTTAATACAATCGTTAAGAAACCGAAAAATTTCCAACCGTGGTAGGAGGTGTGACTTTGTTTTATCCTGAAACTCCAACATTAACAGAAGAATATATTAAGATTATTACCGAGAATAGCCCTAAGACAACTGAAGTAATTAAGGAGCTAATCAATCAGCATAATCCACAGGATATGCTTGACGGCATTAAGTATTATGAGTCTGAAAACGACATCTTATTACGCAAACAGTACTATTACGACATGAACAAGAAAAAAGTAGTAGATGACACAAAAACTAATAATCGAATACCTCATAATTTCCATAAGATTCTAGTAGACCAGAAAGTAGGATACTTAACGGGTAATCCTGTTGCAATGAAGTCGAAAAACGAAGCATTTACAAAAGAGCTTAATCAAATCTTTTCAGAAGAATTTGATGATGTTTTACCAGAGTTAGTTAAGGGTGCCAGTAATAAAGGCAGAGAATGGCTACAGCCTTTCATTAATGAGGACGGCGACTTTGATTATATGATTATCCCAGCCGAGCAAGTAATAGCGCTCTATAACCCTAGAGATAAAAGAAAACTTGATTTGATTATTAGATATTACTTTTTAGCTGATGGTAAAACTAAAAAGATTGAGGTATGGGACGATCAAGAAGTAACTTATTATGAGGAAATCGATGGAATTGTCTATTTAGATGTAACTGTCGAAGAGAATCCTGCTTCCCACTTTTATTTTAATGAGACTGGTTATGGATGGGGCAAGGTTCCATTTGTTGAATTTGCTAACAACGATGAGCGTATTAGCGACTTGAAAACTTATAAAAGAATAATAGATGCATATGATTTAACTGTTTCAGATACCCAGAATAATATTGAAGACATTCAATCGCTTATCACCGTACTTAAAGGGTACGACGGTGAGAATCTTCAAGAGTTCATGGACAATCTTAGATACTTTAAATCAATTAAAGTAGATGCTGAAGGCGGAGTAGATTCTTTAAAACAAGAGACTCCGATTGCTACTGTAACTGCTCAACTTGATCGCTTCGAAGAGAATATCTTTTTGTTTGGCCAAGGAGTTAATCCGAATAAAGAGAATCAAGGCGGAGATAAAACAGGTGTGGCACTTAAATTCTTATATGCTTTGTTGGACCTTAAAAGCGATGTGCTAGAACGAAAATTTAAAAGATCGCTAAGACAATTAATGTGGTTTGCCTGTAGTTATCTAAAGTTAACTAATAAGGGCTCGTTTGATTATAAAGATGTGACATTTACATTCAACCGTTCAATGATCTTTAATGAAGCTGAACAAATTGAAATGTTTACTAACTCAGCTGAATTATCTATGGAAACAAGATTGGCTCATCATCCATGGGTAGAAGACGTTCAACAGGAGATAAAACGAATTGATAGTGATCAGGAAAAAGAGATCGAAATTCCTTATAACAATTCAAAGATAGATTCTAATAAAAATAATGGAGGTAAAAAGGATGAGTAAGAATACTGTGATTTATGACGACATTCAAAAAATTATGGATAACTCAACTATTGAAGTTCAAACAGTTTTAAATAAATGTACAATTGTTACATGTCAATTACCAAACGGATTCATTATTGTTGAATCATCTGCTTGTGTAGATCCAGTCAATTATGATGAAAAGCTAGGTGCAGAAATTTGTTTGAAACGTATCGAAAATAAAGTGTGGGAATTTGAAGGATATAAACTTCAAGACTTTGTTTATCGAGCACATGAAGCTTTGGAAAAGGCTGAGTAACAAATGGAAGTTAAACTACTCAATGTAAATGACTGTGCGGGTATGGTTAAGTACATCGAAAACAAATATAAACAAGGCGAAATGAAGGGCTTCGTTATAGGAATAGTTTGTAACGATGGCCACTTTGAAACTGGCTGGGGTGGAGATATCAATTTCTTAGAGAAATTAGGATTAGTATCTACCATAGATCATGATATTAAATACTCTGTAACAAATGATTAAAGCACTTTAACGACAATTAATCGTTGAGGTGCTTTTTATATACAAAAAAATCCACGTGGACACGACCACGTTAAACAGTGTAGGAGGACGCAATATGGAATGGTTAAAAGCTTTATTAACAAAACATAACGTAGGTGAGGAAGTCGTTACCTCTATTTTAGAAGCAACAAAAGATTCACAATATGTTCCTAAATCTCGTCTTGATGATGAAATCAGTAAGAAAAAGGATTTAGAAACAGAAATCGTTAACCGAGATAAGCAAATCAAGGACTTGTCTAAACTTAGCAATGACAATGAAGCTTTAACTAAAAAACTAGCAGACTTAGAGACGTCTAATTCTGACTGGAAATCTAAATATGATGTACTGCAATTAGATACAGCTATTAAGCTATCAATTACAGATGCACATAACTTAGAAACAGTCCTTAAACTTTTACCTAGGGAAGGGTTGGAGCTCCAAGAAGGTAAAGTAAAAGGCCTAGATGATGTTTTAACAAAAATGAAGACTGATCATGCGTATCTGTTTAAAGCAGAGGATACAAATAACCCTAATTTATCTGGGTTCAAACCAAACAATCCTCCTGGAAAGAATAACGGCTCTAACACTAACCCGTGGGCTAAAGAATCATTTAATTTAACAGAGCAAGGTCGAATCATGAATGAAAATCCTGATTTAGCAAATCAATTAATGGCACAAGCAAAATAATAAAATTGGAGAGTGAAAACAAATGGCTTTTACTAAAATTAGTGATGTAATTGTACCTTCAGTATTTAACCCGTATGTACTTAATCGAACAACTGAGCTTTCAGAAATTTATCAATCTGGAATCGTTCAACGTGATCAACAATTTGATGATTTAGCAGCATCAAGTGCACGAACAATCAATATGCCATACTGGAATGATTTAAGTGGTACATCTGAATCTTTAAGTGATTCTGGTGCGCTTACTCCAGATAAAATTACAGCAGGTCAAGATATCGCGGTTATCTTACGTCGTGGTAAAGCTTGGAGTTCAAATGACTTAGCAGCAAACTTGGCAGGTAGCGATCCAATGAAAGCAATCGGTGATTTAGTTGCTGGATTCTGGGCAAGAGATATGCAAAAAACAACTTTATCTCTTTTAAAAGGTGTTTTTGCTTCAGCATCAATGTCAAATAACGTTTCTGATATTTCAGCTTTAACTGGTGGCGCTGAGAAGATTGGAGCTTCCTCATTCATTGATGCTTCGTATCGTTTAGGTGATGCACAATCAACTCTAAAAGCAACTGTAATGCATTCATCTGTTGTTGCTGCGCTAGCTAAACAAAATTTAATTCAATTCATTAAGCCAGCTGACGGTTCTCCAGAAGTTCCTTATTACTTAGGTAAACGAGTGATCGTCGATGATTCTACTCCTAATAGTGCTGGAGTTTATACAACATACCTGTTTGGACAAGGCGCAGTTGCATTAGGCTTCGGTAGTCCTGTAGGATTCGTTGAAACTGAAACAGATCGTGACTCATTAGCAGGTAACGATTACTTAATCAACCGTAAAACAATGATTTTACATCCACGTGGAGTAGCATTCCAATCTGCTTCAGTTGCTGGCGCAGCTCCAACAAACACTGAATTAGAAACTGCAACTAACTGGAACCGTGTATATGATCCTAAAAAGATTCGTGTCGTAAAATTCATCCACAAAATCTAAATCGATTAAGAGAGTCTTCACAGGCTCTCTTTTTATTTTATAGGAGGTAATTGCCGTGAGTTTAACAGCATTTGAACGCTATCGAAGAGAACAAGCTAAAGAAGAGAACAAACCTAAATTAGATACTTTGAAAGTGGCCGAATTAAAAGAGTTGGCCAAAGAAAAAGAAATCGAAGGATACCAAGATATGAAAAAGGATGAACTCATTCAAGCTTTAAATGAGCTGTAGCCATGAGAAGTGATAAGTATTGGCAACAACGTACTGAAGAACGATTAAGCGAATTATACACAGATGTTGATAACTTTGAGAATGATTTAAGAGGACATTACACTACTGCATTAATGGAAATGCAGAAAGAAATAGCCTATTTCTATTCAAAGTATTCAATCGAAAACGGTGTACCATACAAAGAAGCAATTAAAATGCTTACAGGCGATGATTACAGGGTATGGAAAAGAGATATCACTGATTATCTTGAAGAAATTCAAAGCTTAGTGGATAACAATAATGATAAACAAGCTAATGATGTACTCAAGGATTTAAACGCTTTATCAATTCGTAGTCGTATAAATCGCCTAGATGGCATGATTGCGAAGATAAATGTAATCTTGGGTAAATTATCGTTAGAAGAAAAACGACGCACAGAAGACCATTTAAAGCGTTTATACAAAGACTCTTATCATAAGACTATGTTTGACTTATTTCAAGGCATTGAAGTAGGCGGGTCGTTTGCTCCTGTTAGTGATAAATTGATTAGGAGCACCTTAGAACATCCATGGAGTGGTGCTAATTTTTCTTCAAGGATATGGAACAATAGGGATAGATTGGTCCAGGTACTGAGAGAAGAATTAACTCAGAGCATGATTCAAGGTAAAGACCTTCGTAAAACGTCTGCTATAGTAGCTAAAAGAATGGACGTAAGTGTCAAACAAGCTGGAGTAGTGGTACAAACTGAATCAGCTTATATTATTGAGGAAGCTTCTGCAAAGGCCTATGAGAATAGTGGAGTCATTGAGCAATACGAAATATTGGCTACGTTAGACAATCGAACAAGTCAAATCTGTCAAAAGCAAGACGGAAAAATCTACAATGTAGTTGATAGAATGACAGGTTCAAACTATCCCCCATTCCATCCTAGATGTAGAACAACAACTATTCCTGTTACTAGATGGCACGATGAAGATCGTACTCGTATTGCGAGGGACTTAAATGGTAAAACATATTATGTGCCAGCCAGTATGAAATACGAGGAATGGTATAACACTCACGTAAAGGAGTGAAGTAATGATATCTGAATTAGTTAAAATACTATTAGGAATTAGTGACGGCAGTAAGGATGTAATTATAAACTTCCATATCGAATCAGTAACTCAAAAGATATTAAACTATTGTAATATTACTGAGCTACCTCAAGAGCTTGAGACAATTGTGGTTGAGAAAGTAGTAGCAATCATGAAAAACTTAATTGCTTCTGAAGGAAATGGACCAGTTAAGAAAATTACAAGAGGAGATACTGTAATCGAATACGGCACAAGTAGGAGCGATTCAAGCGGATCTGTTATCTTAGACGATGTAAAATCTCAATTAAATAAATATAGGAGAGTGAAGTTCCAATGAATGAGATGGAAGCTCTTGAAAGTACTTATTGGGATAAATGCGATGTATGGAGAGATATAGAAACGGTTGTGAATAATCGAGATTTGTTTGTTCCTCAACAAATATACTCAAGTATTAAGTGTGCATTAAGTAAGCCAGCCAATACAACAAGGCTTAACACTAATCAAACCGAAGAACAAAATCAAATCGATTATACATTTATTCTTTTTTTGAGTCCTAATTATGATCTTAAAACTGGAGATGAAATCAGAGTTACTACTTCTATGAATCAACAATTCGAGTTAATTGCAGGTGAACCGTTTAAATATCCATCACATCAAGTGGTAACTGTCCATCGTAAGGATGAAGCTTAATGGGAATGAAAGTATTCGGATTCGGTGAATTTAGAAGTAAACTTGAAAAGATTAATAGAGAATTGCCTCATGAATTAGACGTCTTTTTAAAAGAACTTGCAATGGATCTATTAGCAAGAACGAAAGAAAAGACACCAGTCGGAGTGTATCCTCCAAGTAGCGGTCGTGTAGGTGGGACTTTACGAAGAGGTTGGCAAATATCTGATTTGAAACGAGTTGGTAGTAATGTCCAAATCGAAATATTTAATCCTGTTGAATATGGAATCCACGTTGAATATGGCCATAGAACAAGAGGAGGCGGCGGATTCGTTGAAGGTAAATACATGCTAACAGTCAGTTTAAAAGAACTTGAAAGAGCAATGCCAGCTCGTGTACATGATTTATGGAGGAGGCTGGGCTTATAATGTTTGAAGCAATATTAGACGCAATAATCAGCGTTTTAAGGCTGAACTTTCCTACACACAAAATATATGATGAAAAGATTCAGCAGGGATTTGATAAACCTGCTTTTTTTGTACGCATTTTACCAGTTGCAAATGAGTTCACTGGAAGGTACAGAAGAGAAAAATCATTAATCATAGATATCACTTATTTTGGCGGAAATGATACGAATTTAGAAAATTACAAGATGGCTGATGATTTAGGTGATCTATTTCAGTTAGTTACAACGACTCAAGGTGTTTATATGCCAAAGAAACAACGATATCAAATTGTAGATGGCGACTTGCATTTTATGTTTGATGTGGATGTAGTCGAGATACTAAAAGAAAAAGAAGGACCTGTTATTCAGGAAATCAACTTTAACAAGGAGGTCTAAGAATGCCATTACCAGAGGTTTATATTACATTTAGCCAATTGGCTTCTTCAGCATTTAAACGGAGTGAACGTGGGATACTAGCCATTCTGCTTAAAGATGCAGCTGGACAAGCGGGCGTTTACACATTAACAGACGCTACTCAAATTCCTTCAGGATTGAGTACAGCAAACAAAACATATCTACAACAAGCTTTTGTAGGCGGAGAAAATGCTCCTCTAAAATTATTAGTTCGTGTAGGTAATAGTGCTACAGAATCTGACTGGTCGGCATCATTAGCATGGGCAGAAACAGTCAAATTCGATTATTTAGTAGCCCCAACTGCCGTGTCTGGTGACTTAGCAACAATTAACACATGGGTTACTACTCAAAGAACAAACAATAAGTTAATTCGCTATGTATCCGCAAATAATGCTGCTGACAAAGAGTATATTTATAACTTTACTACAGCATCAATTACAATGAATGATTCGACTACTCCATCAACAGCTTCATTTTGTGCACGTATGGCAGGATTAATAGCTGGGACTCCGTTATCTCAATCAATTACGTATGTCCCCTTACTTGATGTGAAGAGTGTAGAGTCATTAACTAAAACACAAATGAATACACGAATCGATAACGGTGAGATCATTCTTTTCCATGACGGTGAGAAGGTTAAAGTAGCAAGAGGTATGACATCACTTAAGACATTGACTCCTACAAAAGGTTCAAAGTTCCAAAAAGTTAAGATTGTAGAAACTTTAGATCTAATTGCTAACGACATTCGTAAAAACATAGAAGACAATTACATTGGTAAAGTTCCAAATGGATATGAAAATAAATTACAGTTGGTTGTTGCTATTGGTAGTTATCTACAAGGTCTAGAAACAGAGCAATTACTTGCTCCAGATAAGAATACAGTTGAAATCGATTTGTTGGCCCAAAAGACATATTTAACTTCTCAAGGAATCGATACTTCAACGATGACAGATCAAGAAATTAAAGAAGCCGAAACAGGAGATCAAATATTCATTAAAATGGCAATTACAGTTCTTGATGCGATGGAGACGTTCAATCTAGCAGTATCAATTTAATTGGGAGGTGATTTAGTTGGAAAAGATGATTTCAGAAAAAGCAATATCCGGTACTTGGGGGGAAGCTTGGATTGATGGCGAAAAGTTCGGCGAAGTATACGGACTTCAAGCAAATGGCGACTTAGTTTTAGAAGACGTTCCGATGTGTGGAGTTGCTAGTGGAAAGGGCAAAAAGTTCACTGGAGTAGACTACAAAGGCTCTATTCGTTTCAATAAAGTGAATTCTAAATTGGTTAAGAAAATATCAGATGGCATTAAAGCTAGAAAAATTCCATACTTCACTATCGTATCGAAATTAGCTGATCCAGCTTCGTTTGGTGCTGAACGAGTAGCATTATACAATTGCTTGTTTACTAGTATCCCTTTAGCTGATTGGGAAGCAAGTAAACTAACTCAAAATGAAATGCCATTCGTATTTGAAGACCACGCGTTTTTAGATACTATCCAGGAAAGTAAATAACTAAGGGGGCATAAGCTCCCTTTTTAATTTGGAGGAAATCATGAATATTACTGATATCTTATTGTCTTTAGATAGTGACGATTTAAAGGTTCCAGAAACGAAAGTTAGAATCAAGCGTCTTTCGGAAGTTACTGAACAAGAAGTACTTTTTACATTACAAGCTATCAAACGAGAAAAATTATTCGAAATTACAGATTTGTGTACTAAGGAAGATGGTTCAGTAGATAACCAAGAATATCAACTTCAAGTAGTATTAAACGGGGTAGTAGATCCTTCTCTGAAGGACCAAAAGTTTATAGAGAAATTTAAATGCGTTACTCCATATGAGGTGGTTCTAAAATTATTAACTGCCGGTGAAATTACTCAAATATATTCAAAGGTTCTTGAATTAAGTGGGATTCAAGATACTGCGGTGGAAGAAATTAAAAAAAAGTAAAAGAATGCGGTTATCATGAAATGATGTACTATTACTGGAAAACAAAAGGCGTATTCCCTTCTGTATTCAAACGAATAAAAGATGGTGAATGGCAAATCATTCGGGCTTTTTATGAACTTGAAATCGAGGAGAGAAACCAATTTCTTAGTAGCGGAGCCTTTCCGGTTATTCCAGTATAGGAGGTGGTTTAAGTGTCAGATGAAAGACTTGGTGCCGTCATAGAAATAATCGATGATGCTAGTAGACCGATGGATAATATTCTCCGTGTTGAGAAAGCATTAGAAAAGCAAACTCAGGAACTAGCTAAGATGTTCGGTAAATTAAACGAAAATTTAAATGTTACTAGAACTGTAAGCAATGCTGAAAGAGACCTAGCAAGACTCCAAAGACAAGTGTCAACTACTGAAAAAGTGTTAGGTGGATTAAGAAAAGGTGTAAACATTGCGATTAAAGTAACGGACTTAGCCACTAAACCAATTACCTCAATCGGTAAAAAACTTTTTTCTTTAAACGGGATGATTGCTGCAGCTGCTACAGGGTATGCTGCACAAAATGCTGTGAAAAGCACTGTAGGCCAAGCCCTTGAGTTTGATTTAACTAAAAAGCAATTGGAGTATGTAGCAAAAAATAGAGGTTTAAACGGAAAGAATATCATGAACCTTGCTCAGCAAACGTCATTAACTTCCATGTTTAGTCAAAAGGAAATATATGATACTTTTGCAGGTATGCTTAGTTATGCTAAGAAAGATAATCAAACAAAACAATTGACGGATATGGCCCAGTTACTGGCTTATACAGATCCCATGCAGGGGATGAGTGGTGCAAAGGTTGCTATTCAGGAGTTGTTAGGCGGAGATGCAAAGTCGCTATATATGCGATTTGAAAAGATACCTAAAGAAGTAGCTGACAAATTAGCTACCTATGCAGATAAAAACCCTATAACTAAAGGTAATAATCTAGACGGTTTTATTAAACTTTTTAACGACTCAATGAAAAGTACTGGGTACGATAAAAACTTTGTTCATGCGATGGAATCAACTTCATATGGTAAGTACTTATCATCTATGGAAAATATACAAACTGTACTAAGGAAAATAGGTGAAGCAGCACTACCAAATGTGACAAGAATGATTGATAAGTTTAATGCGAAAATGAATAACGGAGGAATTGAAAAAATCTCCAAGTTATTTGGTAAATTAAGTCTTAGTATTTCTAAAGTAGCAGATAGAGCGTTAGATGGTTTGATTAAAAATGCTCCAAAAATCGGAAAAAAATTAGACAGTATATTTACCTCATTTAGTAAAACAGTAGACGACTTGTTATCAGGTGAAAAGAGCTTTGGTGGCGCAGTAAATGAATGGCTTGGTAAAGGATTAGATGCCTTGAATAGTTTTGTTTCAACAAATCAAGCTGCAATTACTGCAACAATGGACACTTTCACAGAATACATTATCGGCGTTCTTCAAGCGCACACAGGAGATTTTGTTTCAGCAGGAGCAGGGATAGGTAAAGCAATCCTTGATGGAATACTCCAAGGCATCGGAAACAAATTGACTAGCATACCTGGATTAAAACAGTTGGGACAGCTATCTGAATGGACAGGGAAAAGTGATAATATTGTGGCCAAGGTTTTAGGCGGTGGACTACAAGCTTACGATAAGCAAAAGCTTAAAGACCAACACATAAAAGATTCCCAGAGAATGCACCGGCAAGCAAGAGCTATTGGGGGGACCGTACAGAGAGATAACACTCCGACCTTACTTCATAGAGGTGAGGAAGTTAAAACACAACGAGAAGTGACTAGAGATAAGTTTTCTCCTAAGTCTTCAGGTGTTGTAGTTAATATGTACGGAACTACTATTAGAGAAGAAGCTGATATCGATAAAATTGGTAATGGATTCTTAAAGAATCTTGTAAAACACAATGTTTCATTTGGGGGTGCGAATGACTAATGGAATTTTGGTTTATTGATGATAAAACTAAAACAAAAGTCCAATTACCAGTGCCTCCTCCTAATTTTATGAATGAAGTGGGCAAGAACATAAACATTTTAAACATTGCTGACTTTGGTGAGTATTCAAGACCTGGAGATACTAAATTAGCGCGACTGGGTTTTAAATCTATTTTCCCGTCAATTAGGTACTCTTGGGTTAAAGTAAAAACAATAACAAAGCCTTACGATCTTGCAACGCGATTTGAAAACTGGTCAGAAAAAGGAACTCCAATTCGCTTCATGGTAACAAGTACAAACATTAATCGTACATTCCTAATTGAAAGCTTTGTGTATGGAGAGAAAGATGGTTCAAGTAGAGATGTCGAATATGAAATACAACTTGTAGAGTATAGAGTACCTGTAATTAAAACGGCCTCTAAAAGCAGTTCTAAACCTCGGCCATCTAGTTCACCATCAAGACTTAAAACATACACAGTTAAAAAAGGGGACACATTGTGGGACCTTGCTAGGAAATATTATGGTGATCCATATAAGTGGAAAAGCATTGCTTCCCTTAATGGTGTTAAAAACCCTAGAAAGCTCCAAATCGGCAAGGTGTTGAGGTTGCCATGAAAATATATATTGGGAAACAAGAAATTAAATATACAAGACTGACGTGGAGCGGTTCAAAGTACAGCGCTGCTAGACAATTGGAATTCTCTATACCCTCAAATTTCCCATATAGCATTAGCCAAGGGAATACTCTTTTACTAAAAGAGGGCGATAGCACATTGTTTGAGGGTTTTGTGTTTAGAAAAGAGAAACCTCGACAGGCTAATGAAATTAATATCTTAGGGTACGATTCATTAATCTATCTGTTAAAAAGCGACGGATCATTTAACTTTAAAACAACTACATTTTCTACAGTAATCAGAAAAACATGCGGCGAGGTTGGAGTGTCAGTAGGTTCTATTGCAGATAGTAATATAAGCTTCAAATTGGAACCAATGATAAACGTGAATTTGTATCAGATAATCATGAGTGCATGTAAAGAAGTTAAGAAGAAAACAGGAAAAGTGTATCAACCCGTTATTCAAAAGGGGAAGTTGAACATAGTTATTGCAGGTTCAATCATTAAAAACTTTGAATTAGCAGAGGGTAGAAACCTTACCGATTCTACTTATTCAGAAACAATAGAAAATGTAGTGAATAAGGTAATTATTGTTGATGATAAAGGGAAAAAAATCGGGCAAGTAACAGGAGACGGGCTATCAACTTGGGGTACTTTTCAACAAGTATACGAAAAAGAAAAAGGAAAAAATTCTACAACAGAAGCAAAAGCTATGTTACACGGGTTAGATCGCGAAGCTAATGTGGAGGGTTTAGGTAATGTAAGTTGTATAAGCGGAAGAGCTATAACAATTAAAGACACTAAGACAGGTCTAAAGGGTGTATTTTATATTGAAGAAGATACACATACAGTTGAAAATGGAAACTATACTATGTCCCTTCAACTGAATTTTAAAAACATACTGGAGGAATCTTAAATGAGTTTCCCAGGATTAATTAATTTCATTCAAGAAGTTAGTAAACAAACAAATATGAACTTTGTTTTTAGCGGAGAAGTGACTTCAGCTTCACCTTTAGTAGTTAGAACAAATGACATTGATTTAGATAAAGAAGAATTAAAAATAGCGACAAGTGCTAAAAGTGGACTTGCTACTGGTGACGAAGTACTCCTAATAAAACAGGGTGCTTTTTTTATTGTAGTCGCTAAAGTGGAGGAAGTTACATGAGTATATTTCCATTTGTAGATGATACAGAAAGTACTACTAGCACTGAAGAGCTTCCTCTTTATAAAGAATGGGCATGGGATTTTGATTTAAATGATTTTAAATTGAATAATGGAAAATCATATTTAGTTGAGGGAGAAGAAGCTATTAAAATATGGGCATATAAGGCGCTAATCACAGAGCGTTTTAAATACACTGTTTATTCATGGGACTATGGGTCAGAGCTTAATAGTTTAATTGGTAGTGGTTTCTCAAACGAAGCAGTGGAAATCGAAACCGAACGTATGATAAAAGAAGCTTTATTAGTTAATCCGTACATCACAGAAATAACAGATATAAGCATAACTGCAGAAGATGATGTAGTGAATATATCATTCACATTAGGTACGATTTACGGTGATACGGAGGTGAGTACAGTTGCAACTTAAAGAAGACATCATGGCACGAATGTTTGCTGCAATATCTAATGATTATGACAAAAGTGAGGGCAGTATTATTTATGATGCTGTAGTAGCAGTAGCAAATGCTATTGAAGACAATTCAATCGAGACGGATAACTTTTTAGATCAAGTATTCCTTGATACTGCTACAGGAGATTACCTGGATAAAAGAGCGGGGGAATTTGGAATATACCGTAAAACAGGGACGTTTGCTACTACTAATTTAACGATATTAGGCACAAACGGCACTGTTATACCCGCAGGCACTAGGTTTTATGCAAATGATACCTACTTTACATCAACATCAGATATAACAATTTCCAGTGGAGTAGCTTCAGTTTCAGTAACATGTGAGGTTGCAGGTGCGATTGGAAATGTCCCTGCAAATACAATTGTTAACTCAGTTAATAGTATCAATGGTGTTACTTCTATTACTAACGCTTCAGCTGTTACAAACGGGACTGATGATGAATCAGATGACTCATTAAGAGTGCGTTGCTTTGCGCAAATCCAGTTACCTTCAGCGAGTGGTAATATAGCAGACTATACAAAATGGTGTACTGAGGTAGTTGGAGTAGGTGCTGTAACTGTAATACCGATTTGGAACGGGAACGGCACAGTAAAGTGTGTTCTTGTTAACTCAAATATGAGAGCAGCTGATAGTACGCTTATCTCGGCAGTACAAGCCAATGTGGAAGCTAAAAGACCGATTGGCGCAACCGTTGCGTATGTAAGTGCTACAGAACTTACTATTAACGTTTCAGTAGACGTTGATTTAGCTAATGGCTACACATTAGCTCAGGTACAAACAAATCTTATTAGCTCGTTAACGGATTATCTAAAATCTGTTGCTTTGAAAACAAGTTCTATTAGCTATGCAATAATAGGTTCGAAAATATTAGCAACTCCTGGAGTAATCGATTATCGATCACTAACCTTAAACAGTGGAACTGCAAATGTGTCAGTCTCAAATACTCAAGTTGCGGTGGTGGGTGCAGTCAATGCTACGTGATAATTTTCCTCGATTCTATGAAAATAGTGGGACTATGTTAGCTCTATGGTCAGCAGAAGAAAATGAGATTGATATTTTACAAGCTAATTTAGAATCTACTGTTAATCAGATGTTTATTGATTCAACTGATACAGATATAACCAGATGGGAAATGATGTTTGGGCTACCCATTAGACCTAATATTCCTCTAGCAGATCGTCAATCAACAGTTAAAGCAAAAATAAGAGGAATAGGAGTTGTAAATGTAGCTCAGATAAAAAGGACCGCAGATGCATTTACAAACGGGAATGTTCAAGTAACTGAAAAGGCATCGACCTATGAATTTGAAATTAAATTTACTGCAGTTAATGGCACCCCTCCAAATATGGGTGACCTGCAGGATGCGATTAATCAATTGAAACCGGCCCATTTAAATGTGATCTATGTTTATGCGTACAGGACTTGGAATAAGATCGACTTAGTAAATTATACTTGGAATCAGGTTGATGCACTTGGTTTAACTTGGGACCAATTTGAAACACTTCAATAGAAAGGAGATAAGATATGCCAACAAATACACCTAATTTAAGTATTCCGAAACCATTAGGAACAGAGTTTTTTAATCGAACGAACCTTAATGCAATTTTAGATGCGATCGATGTGGGAGCGCCTAATTGGGTAAAATCATATGGTATAGGTGATGTAGGAAAAGATGTTTCAGGAACGAATTTAAATAATATAGACGTTTCAGGGGTTTATCAAGGCGGAACTTTAACTAATGCGCCTTCTCCTTATAATCAAGGTTATATAATTCATATGAAAATGAGTAGTATTTCGAGAAAACAATTGTTCTTTGTTATTGACTCGAATGTAACATTTCAGCGATTTATGTTATCGGGCGTTTGGACTCCATGGTATGAAATCCTTACAACTGATACAAATTACATTGATTTTACATTGCAAAATGGCGCGACAGAATTCAGCGTAGATAGACGCCCTGGGTATATGAAATCTGGAAAAACCATCACTATCAGAGGAGCGGTAAAGAACATATCAACTAGTAGTGTGATAGTTGCAACTCTGCCAACTGGATACAGACCAGTAGCGGAGTTTTCATATACCGCAACAACTTCTACTGTTTCTAATAAGTCGAGATCAGCAAGAATAAGTGTTGCAACTAACGGAGAAATTCAAATTCAATATAATATTGATAATGTTTATAACGTTGGTGACATTTATTATCTTCAAACTAGTTTTACATTATAAGTTAAGGAGGGGAACAATGAAACAAGTTTACCGATTTGACGAAAACGGAAAATATATCGAACCTGTTTTACTAGGTGATGATGAAGAAATAGAAGAAGATTGTACAGAAAAACCGTTGCCTCAACCAAACTACAGACCTATTTTTAATGGTTCTGAATGGGTGGAAACAATCACGCAAGAAGAACTGGACGAGATGTTAAATAGACCACAAGATAAAACAGAAATTGAGATACTTAAAGAACGATTAGCACTTTCAGAAGCAGCAATAGACTTTCTTATTATGAACGGAGGACTTTAATCATGGCAGGATACTTAGCAATGAGAATCGAACTAGGAAAACTTGATTACGAAGCAGTAGTTACAAAATACCCTCAATTTAAATCAGAGGTCGATGAAATTTTAATTAATGATGGATTTCATCAATTAATCATAGAGCAGTAAAATGAAGCACCTAAAGAATAGGTGTATTTTTTATGCTTAAAAGGAGTTGAGTCGATTGGAACCAAACGAAAAACTAGCTGAAAAATTAGATGATATCAAAGACAGACTCATCGTAATTGAAACGAAAATGACTATGATCAATGGAGTCGAAAAAGATTCAACTGAGGCATTACAAAGTACAAGAAGTGCTCACAAACGTTTAGATGGCATTGAAGGTAATATAACGTGGCTATGGCGAACAGTTGTTGGCGGATTGATATTGGCCACTATTACTTTTTTACTAAATTATAAATAAAGGAGAGGTTAGATATGAAATTAAGTAAATCAGCTATTTTACCAATTATTTCAGTAATTTGCTTATGTATTGCCACTATTACAGGCCACCAAATTTCTTCTGATGTTCAAGATCATATTGCAGCAGTAGCATCTGTAACTATCAGTGCAGTTGTTTCAATATGGGGAATTGTTAAAAATCATCAAAAAGAAAATGATGCGAAAGCAGTAGAAGAAGAAAAAGAAGAGTGAAGCCATCCTTTTAGGGTGGTTTTTTATATTATTTCAAATAAAAAGGAGACGATCGTATGACTGATGTAACAAAAACTTGTAGAGATATTAATGAGCTTTTACCAGTTGCACAAAAGGCAGTTAAATTATTTCTTGAAGAATGTAAAAAAGAGAATCTAGACATTTTCATTACAGAAACATATCGCTCGCAAGAAAGACAAAATTACCTTTATTCTTACGGACGAACAAGAGAAGGTGAAAAAGTTACTTGGACAAAATCTAGTAACCATACGGGGCGTTTAGCGTGGGATATTGCTGTAAATAAACCGAAAGATTTATATGATTCTTCAACATTGAAAAAAGCAGGGGAAATTGCGAAAAAGTTAGATATTACATGGGGTGGTACTTGGAAAGAAGCTGATAATCCACATTTTGAAGTAAAAAAGGATTGGGTAGCACCTAAAATTACTAAGCCTAATACTGCTATTAAAGCCGAGGTCATTGAAAAGGACATTGTTCCTTATCCTGGTAAACCTTTAAAAGAAGGCGGCAAAGGTAAAGACGTAGAGCGTATTCAACGTGCAGTAAAGGTAGATGTTGATGGCAAGTTTGGTCCTAAAACTGAAAAAGCAGTGAAAGAGTATCAAAAACGAAAAGGTCTCACTGTAGATGGTGTTGTTGGTCAACAAACATGGAGTAAATTATTTTAAGGGGGGATTTATAATGGCTAGTAATTTAACAAACTATGCACAAGCAAAACTGTTAGACCACGTTCTTGGTACAACTGCTTTCACAAAACCTACAACGATTTATGTATCTTTACACACAGCTGACCCTACAGAGACAGGTTCAACTGCTGCTGAAATCGTGGGTAACGGTTATGTAAGACAAGCTATCACCTTTGCGGCAGGTACAAATGCTGCTGGGATTGCAACCGCTCTAAGTAACGGTGCTGATGTACTATTCCCAGCAGCTACTGCTTCTTGAGGTACGATTACTCATATCGGTATCAATGATGCTGTATCCGCTGGTAATATGTTGTTATATGGTCCAGCATCAGCAGCAAAAACAATTGCTTCAGGTGACCAATACCGTATCAAAACTGGCCAAGGCTCAGTTACATTAGGTTAATCTTATGAATTATTATCTGGTTAATAAAACTGGGGATGGTACAAAACAGAATCCGTTTAGACCAGGGTTGGAGGGGGACATATCTTTTGTATGTTCCCCTTTAAACAATAACCAGTATCTAGTGGGTACGGTTGACCCTGTACCCTTAGTTGAGATTGTAGATTTAGAAAGTTTTTGCACATTAAACGGAATACCTTTTTCTGACGTCTTAAAATGGTTTGTAGGTGATTAAATGGCTATTAAAGGACGGACGGGCCTAACTAATATATTTAACGGTTTGGCGGACGATGATTTTATACAAGTACCAACGTTTCTTTTTAATTTTCCTTTTTACGGGACCGATTACAATACCGCATACGTTGGATCAAATTCATATTTAACGTTTGGTAGTTCGTCGATTGCGTTTGATGGGTTTGGTTTTACATCTCAAAAAGGTTTATATGTACAAGCTAGTGACCGAGCCGACATATGGGTTGGATATGTTTCAACAACGGATTATACCCGCATTAGGTGGGAGGGCGGCACTTTCACCGACGGCAATTATCCGTATGATTGGGAGGTAACTCTTTTTAAAACAGGAGTTGTTCAATTAGATATTGGGACATTGCCGAACGACACGCCTAATAATAATTTTATAACTAATGGTTTGAATGATTCGTCAGCGGCCAATTTTACTAATAACGTTAGTAATAGGACGATAAGGTTTACGCCAAAAAACACCGCCTCAAACGGATATGATATTTTATACGATGCTGCAGAGTACCAAATAACAAATACTTTATTTAAGGACACGTTCACAGATACCAACGGAAAAAGTTTAAGCGCTCATACCGCAGACGTAAACGGTACAGGAAACCCTTATGTCTTATCGGACTTCTCTAATGGAGTTTCTTCAGCTACAATAAACGCTAGTGGTCAAGGGGTAATTACAAACGGCGATTCTTTTGCAGTTGTTGACGTAGGACAAGCCGACGTTACTATCCAAGCAACCTTAATATCGACAGGCGCTGCTCAAATCGTATTTAGAAGAAATACATCAGCCTATTTCTACGCTGAATTTGATGCTGGCGGAGTATCTGTATTTAACGTTATTCCAAACACTAACTTCATATCAATGGGTAGCGCCAGTTATGCGGGAATATCTTCTGGAGCCTTGGCTAAAGTAGTTTTGACTGGCTCTACCATAGATGTGTATATGAACGGTACAAAAGTTCTAACCGTAACAAGTGCCGTTAATCAAACTGTAACCTCTCATGGTATTGGTTCAGGAGTGGGAAATACCGCATTTGATAATCTACAAATAGATAGTCCAGCAGGTGGAGGCGGTACAATTCAAGATGTGACATTATCCTTATCGGCAAATAGTAGTTTTTCTCCTATCCCAAGTACTACTTTATCTGGAGCGATTAATTTTTCCGGAGATTCCAGTATTACTCTGCCTGGAGGAATAATTCAAAGTACTGGTTTATCTATGTCTGCAGTCAGTTCTCTAATGTTAAATTCAAGTGTTATTACAGAGAGTTCGATTAATATGAGCTCAGACAGCTCTTTAACTGCAATTCCAAGCGTTATATTGGATGGAAAAATCACTTTATCTGGAGACACTACCCTAACGATAGCAGTTGGAGGAGTAGTCGATGCTACAATATCTTTCTCCTCAGACAGTAATTTATCAGTTGTACCTTCAATACTGATAGATGCTGGAGCGATTTTATCTGCTGCTTCTGATATGTCGGTCAATCCATCGCTACTAGTTGGTGGAGGTATTGGATTAATAGCAGATACCCAACTAACAGTTACACCAGATATCATAGGTTTGGATATTTATCTAGTTCTCTCTGCTACATCCGGAATGAATGTGGTACCAAGTGTAATCTTAGGAAGTGGTTTAAATTTATCTGCGGATGCAAGTATAAGTGTTAATCCTTCATTATTAGCCAATGGATCGACCAGTCTATCCGCATTGTCTAATATGTTGATAAATGGTGAGGGGTTTAATCCAAATAACGTTATTTCATCTTATGTATATTTAGATGGCTCAAGACAGTTAATCGTACAACTAGAAGGAAAAAGAAAACTAATCATTAACTTAAAAGCTGAAAGAGTTCAAATGGTAAAGTTAAACGGGGTGATACATTGACTTCCTTAAAGCAAAACTTCAGTATGTATGCAGGTGATTCAAAGGAAATCGTTGTTTCAGTAGTGGATGAGAACGGAGTTGCGCTGCCTTTATCTGGAGCAACAGTGAAATGGATATTGATGAATAACGATTCCAGTATTACTAAAAATACGACAAATGGGATAACATTAAGTGGCTCAGATATTCATATAAAATTGGATCCAGCAGATACACTTACATTAACCGGATTATATGAGCATGAAATAGAACTAACTGATTCATTAGGAAATGTATCAACAGTAACAAAAGGAACGGTTAATGTAATAAAAAGCTTAATATAGGAAAACCCTGTTACCTTTTGGTAGCAGGGTTATTTTGTATGTAAAATTATTGACCGTGACATCGTTTGTACTTTACTCCACTTCCACATGGACACGGTTCGTTTCTAGTTACTTTATTAGATTTAACAGGAACCTTTACATTAATTCTTTCTCCTTGTTTTCTATTTACTTCAACATTGGAATTTGTCTCGTAAATGTTATTAATAACTTGATTAACTTCAATCTTTTGATTATAAACTGATGCCTTTTGTTCATCATTTGGCATGATCATTTGTATTATAGTTAGAATAACTGCAAGCCAAGTAGTAAAAGTTTGGTTTTTTGTAAGTTCAAACAAAGATGAAAATTGGGGTGTTTCATTATCAATTTTCTCTTTTACTTCCTCTGGTGTTGAATTATTTTGTTGAGCATCACGCAAAATTGATGCAAATATTATTAATTCTTCGTATGTTCTTTGTGGTGCTTTTAATATTTCAATTGCATTGCCAATAAAATTAAAAATACCGTCTGGTATGTGTCCTGTACGACCACAACTTGGGCAAGGACCAACAGTGTTTCCTAAAAAAGATGCGTTCATTGAATTTTCTACATAAACACCTGAAGAAAATATAGTTCCACAAGTGTCGCAAATTGCAGGCATAACTGGCATAATCAACTTCCTCCTATACATATAGCTCGTCTACTGCTGAAGCACTAAAATAAACAGCAATATTCATAATTTGGATCATCCTATTAGATTTACCTATTCGAAGTTATTCTGTTTTTTATTAAGAATTCCTTCTTAGTCTTATTAAGGTAAACGGTACAGTGAAGTAATTATTACAAACACATTACAAAATTCCGAAAAATATATTGACTTTATGTACCGAATTCTCCATTATTTAATTACAGGGGAGGGATGGAAATGGTATATTCAGCGTTAGAAGTAGCTAAATGGTTTTTGGTTCGCAATAATGCAGCAATAAACGAATTTGGCAGTGAAAACCTGACCCATTTAAAATTACAAAAACTTATGTATTACGCACAAGGTATACATTTAGCTTATACAAGTGAAGAGCTTTTTTCAGATGAATTATTCGCTTGGGAACATGGTCCTGTTGCTCCAAGAGTATATGAAGAATATAAAGGTAACAGAGAGATACTTTTTAAACCAACAGAGGACGACTTAAATATTTTTAAACACGTTCAATCTAAAGAAGTTACAAGAAATGTTTTAGAAGTTGTGTATGAACATTACGGTAAATATTCAGCATGGCATTTGAGAAATATGACACATGATGAAAGACCATGGTTAGAAACACAACTAAATGATGTAATTGATAAAGATTTAATAAGAGAATTCTTTGAAGCTGAAGTGTTAGAAGGAAATGAGTAAACGTATAAAAGAATTAAAATTAAAACCTAAAAAAGGTAAAGGGATTAGTATTAAAGATGAGTTAGAAAGCTTTAAGCCTACTCATATTAAATTTAATCTATCTTTTGTAACAAGTAACAATGAGTTTTCTTTTTCTAATACTTCATTTGAGGATCACCATAAAGTAAAACTGATGGATAGAATTTTTGAATTATCTACAGAAGAGTATGTTGTAATAGCAAATCGCCCTAAAAATATTGCTTTTGAATTTATTGATTCTAGTAGTTTTATTAGGGATGTATCTTATAATAAGATATTTGATAAGGCTGAATTCAGAAAAAAGTCTAACGATAAGTTTGCTGTTTTTAGATTATATCCGAATAATAATCCGTTACCTACAAGGATTATTGGTAAAATAGTAAATAAAATTTTTTATGTGATGTACATTGATTTAAATCATAAAATGTATAAAGGATAAAGCCCTGTTTCTGTTTGGATACAGGGTTATTTTATATCCCCATGAACACGATTAACAGACAATTAGACACAAATAAAAAAGACATCACCAAAGTGATATGGTGCATGTCTTTTGTAATAGTAGGAGTTAATTTATTATATGCTTGTATTATTTTTCTGGAACACAT